ATAATCTGCTGTGGATAACTTAACGACTCGAGGTCGACCTCATGCCCCCTGGTTCCAAACCCCAACCGGTCGGAAAATCCGATCAACGAGAAACAGTCTTCAAATGGAATCTCGCCGAGACTGAAGGCTGGCAACACGGCAAAATCCCAGCGCCCGCCGCCTCACTCTCTGCTCATGGAAAGCGCGCGTGGAAGACATGGATGAACGCCTGGTGGGCCAGCTTCTACTCCGCCGAGGATCTGCCAGGACTTCAGCTGCTCGTCATGCTTTACGACAAAGTCATGCTCGAGGAGATTGACGTGACGAAGATTCTTCCGCTGCTGGATCGTTATGGCATCACCCCGAAGGGTCGCCAAGACCTACGATGGGCGCAGCTGCCAGTGAAGGCAGAAGCCTCTACCCCGACTCCCGAAGTCCAAGATGAGATTGCCGAACGTCGACAGACTCGCCGATCTAACTTGGCGTAGGACACCATGCCGCTAACTCGCCTCACCGCTCCTACCGACTGGCCGACTCTTGGCTGGCAAGTCATCGACTGGACCGAGAAATATCTTTGCCACGGCCCAGGCGACATCCAAGGCGAAGAACTCGTCTGGGATGAGGAGTTCTGCCAAATCATCCTCGACTGTTACCGCCTCTTCCCGAAAGGCCATGAGAACGAGGGACGCCGTGTGGTGTCGTATTTCGGTATCTCTATGCCGAAAGGTAGGGCGAAGTCAGAGTTTGCCGGCGCTATCACCTGTGCCGAACTCCTCGGCCCTGTCCGCTTCGACGGCTGGGACGCCAATGGAGAGCCGGTAGGAAAACCTGTCACATATCCGTTTATTCGTCCGTTAGCCACGGAAGAGAACCAAACCGGCAACACCTACGGCAACGTCCAAGCCATGCTGGAACACGCGCGCGACCAGTTCCCCTCCGAATGGGGTTTCTCACAGCTCGACATCGGATCCACCCGAACCCTTATCGGCAAAGGCGGCCGGTTGGGTGAGGTTCGCCCCTCGACTGCTGGCGCTGCCTCGAAGGATGGTGGCAAAGAAACCTTCGCAGTGGTGGACGAACCGCATCTCTACTATCTGCCGGAGTTGCGGCAAATGCACGCCATGGTCCGACGGAACACTCGGAAGCGGAAGATTGCTCAGCCGTGGATGCTGGCGACGACCACGATGTTTCAACCTGGTCAGCATTCGGTGGCGGAGGATCTTTATGACGAGGCCGAGAAGCTCATGGAACGTCAGGACCGCTCTTTCAGTTTCTGCTGGCATCACCGGGAAGGTTCAATCTCGGAATCCTCCTGGGACGATGACGCCGCCCAACTTGCCTCACTAAAGGAGGCGTATGGGCCGGCAGGGGAGTGGATGGATCTGCCAGGAATGATCGAACATGAGATCCGAGCGCCAGGGTCAGTCAAAGCGGAAAACGCTCGCTACTTCCACAACCTTCGATGGAAGGGCGAACAGCGTGCTATCGATCCCGACAAGTGGGATTTGCTGGCAGCTCCTCAACTCAACCCCGAAGGCGGAGAAATCATTGCCATCGGTTTCGACGGCTCCGACCGTGGCGAAAACGCCGATGACACTGTCTTGGTCGGCTGGGTCCTCTCCGACAAACCCCACTTGTTCCTCATTGACGCTTGGAAACGTCCCGAGTTCGCCGGCCGTGACTATCGGGTCCCTCGAGAAGAGATCCGAGAGAAAGTGTCGGAGCTTCGAGAAACGTTCGAAGTTCGCCGGTTCGCCTGTGACCCTCCCGGCTGGCGTGAAGAAATCGAGTCCTGGGACAAAGAGTTCGGAGAAGCATTCGGAGAACCCATTGTCGTCGAAGTGTTGACCAATCGTCCGACGAGGATGGGACCGGCAATCGACCGCTTCCTCGAGGCCATCGACGAGGGATCTTTCACCCATGATGGTTCGCCCGAATTGCGCGAGTATGCGTTGAATGCTTTGTTGACAAAATCAAAAGGCCGATCCGATCTCCCGGCAATCGTGAAACCTACGATTGACTCAAAGATCGACGGATTGGTCGCCGCCATTCTCTCCTACGATGAGGTAGCCCGAATGACTCCCGAACAGCCAATCGCCCCGTTTGCGATCCTCGCATGAAAACCGCTTTTGCGTTTATCATTGCTGGGATAGTCCTGCTCACTGTAGGTCTAGCCCTCTCCCCCATTTCTTGGCTCGCGTTATGTGTGCCAGGCGTCGCCCTCATCGTGGCCGGCTTATTGAAGGACGTTGAATGAGACTTCTGGACAGACTACGCAGCGGCAACCCAGAGCAGATTGAACGCTCCTACGCCAACGGCCTCACCTTCGAAGACGTCCTCGCCATGTTCTCCTTCAACGGGAACACCTACCAGGGCATCTCTTCCCCACTTCGAGCGCCAGGCAGTGCAGTCTCCGCCAACTTCTCGGGATATGTGCAGGGCGTCTACAACCAGTCCGGAGTCGTCGCAGCTGCTGTCACAGCGCGCGCGCTGCTCATGTCACAAATCCGGTTCCAGTGGCGTTCGCTGTTGACAGGAGAAACCGGTCGGCTGTTCGGCAACACCGAACTTTCCGTCTTGGAGCGCCCAGGGGACCTCACTCGAGCGGAACTTCTTTACGCTGCCGAGCAGCACAACAGTCTCGCCGGAAACGCTTTCTTCTACCGCAACGGTGGCCAACTCCGTCTTCTCCGCCCCGACTGGGTCACTGTTGTCTACGGCTCCTATGAAAACGATGTGGACCCGACAGCACAGTTGGACGCTGAACTCGCCGGTTACTCCTATCAGCCCGGCGGCATCTCATCGCAAAACGCCCCCATCTTCCTCGCCCCGTCACAGGTTGCACACTGGAAACCCGAACCCGACCCGATGTATTGGTGGCGTGGACAGTCCTGGATCGGTTCCGTTCTTTCCGAAATCACCACCGACCGCCAAGCCACCGAATTCAAATCCAAGTTCTTCGCCAACGCCGCAACGCCACAACTCATCGTCACCCTCGACCCGCACACCACCCAGCAGCAAGCCACCGACATCGCCGCTGTCATCAACCAGCGCCACGAAGGATCCGGCAACGCCTACAAGACTCTTGTGCTTGGTGGCGGCTCTGATGTGAAGGTGGCCGGATCAAACCTGCAACAACTGGACCTCAAAAACACTCAGGGTGTCGACGAAACCCGAATTGCCTTGCGCGCGCGAGTCCCAGCCACACTCCTCGGCATCTCCGAAGGCTTGGCAGGTTCGGCACTCAACGCCGGCAACTACTCCCAGACCCGTCGCATGTGGTCCGACGCCTGGTTCATGCCAACAGCCCAAAACCTTTGTGCATCCATGGAACGGATCTTGGCTCTCCCGGTCGGAACACCGGCCGAACTGTCTTTCGACCCTTCCCAAATTATGTTTCTCCAGGAAGACCGAAAAGACGAGGCCGAAATCCGTGCCACACAGGCTTCTTCGATGCGTCAACTTGTCGAAGCCGGTTTCGAACCGTCGACGGTAACCAAGTTCATCGCCACCGGAGACACCACAGTCCTCCAACACACCGGAGTCTTCAGTGTGCAGCTCCAAGCGCCGACAGATGGAGAGACAAATGCCTTATGACGTCCTCCAAGGCGTCGAAGGCTGCTCCGGCTGGGCTGTCGTCAAGACAGAAGACGACGAAATTATGGGCTGCCACAGCACAAAAGCCGAGGCAGACGACCAACTGACCGCCTTGAACATTGCCGAATATGGCGAAAACAGTTTGTACGGCAAGAAACCTCGACGTCCAAAACGATCAGAAGAGCCAAGAGCTGCCGACTCGTACCCTCCGACAGACGGAATGGTCGAAGAAGCCCAACGTGGCCTTGACTGGCGAAGCGAATTCGGTCGAGGCGGAACAGCCATCGGCATCGCACGCGCCCGAGACATCGTCAACCGCAAAGAACTCCCCATCAACACCTGGCGAAGAGTCAAAGCGTATTTCGACCGCCACGAAGTCGACAAAAAAGCGGAAGGATTCAGCCCAGGAGAAGACGGATTCCCCAGCAACGGCCGAATCGCATGGGCGCTTTGGGGTGGAGACGCCGGATACAGCAGAGCCAAAGCGATCATGGAAGACTTCAACAAC